GCCGCTAATTTAGAAACCTTTACCGTTTCTCCTGCACTATCCAAAGACCCAGGAATTGAAGCAAGAGCCTTGTTCAGATCCATCATAGACCCAACAGTTTGGCCTGTTTCACGCGCTGCTAAAATTGACATGTTAACGTAATCCAAATAAGATTCGTTCATATCCTTAAATCTATGATTCGCATTATCAGATACATCACCAACACGGCCTTGGGCCAAAGACATGTTGATCAATTCTCTTTGAAGACCAATTACTCTTGAGGTCCCTTCAACAACAGCATTTGTAAATTTAATAACCCCAGGCTGATCTTTAAACGCAGCATCAATTAAAGGCGATACACTTGCAAAAGCCGTGGTGATTCTAGAACCAGCCTCATAACCAGCTTTTCCCAAATCACCCATACCAGTAATGCTTTTGTCAATCAAACCGGTATAATCTAATAATGCCATTACACCATTTGAAACACCCACATCAGCCTGTTGGAAAGCATCTATAACGCTAACTCCAAAACCAGTTATGCTCTCCTTCATTTTTTGGCCGGTTTCAGACAGCGTAAAAAAACTATGTATTAATTCTTGGGCTTGCTCAAATGCCTTTTTTAAAGCATTAGCTACATCCGGCCCCATTTTTGATTTGGCAATATCTGCAAATTTTATGGTTTCTGTTTGAGCATTTTGAAGAAATTTAAGTAAATCCTCCTTGGCCGAACCAGTCATGTCATTTGCCAGCTTAAAGGCAGTTTCTACTGAAATTGTTCCTTCATCCATTCATAACCACCTTGCGTTTCTTGCGTTTTCCCTTTTTATCCTTATTTGCCTCTAAAATACTTTCGCGAACTTTCTTGCTAGTTTTTTCTAAATCTGTAGCTTGATATGTCGGATTTTCGCTTTGAATCATTTTTTGAGCCATTTCTAGGTTAGAGAAAGATCCAATAAGAATAGCCTGGTTTTTTTCTCTTTGTGCCTCAAGCTCAAGATCATAAAGCCAGCTTTCATATAACCATACCTTTAAATACGGATTTATGCTCTCATAAAAGGTATCATCTGGCAACTTGTGAAAAGTTTTCATCAGATGACTAACAAATCTACCCTCAGCTGTTCTCACCACTTTTGGAGATTGTTTCCACCACCTCCTTCGCCTCTTCTGCGGTTTTTGGTGAGTAACCATCATAAGTGTCTTTGGTCAATTGCTCATAGTTATTATATAGGTGGTTTATAAGAGCATGATCCATCTCTTGAATCAAATCTTTACGAGCCAAAACCTGTTCGTTATATTCACTATTTGCAGTACCCAAAACAATATCTATAGACTGCCCATCAACCAAAAATAAAGAATGTGCCAAAGACTCAAGCTTAATCTTAGCTAAACTACTAGGAGCAAATAACAACCTTCCCTCTGATGTCGTAACATGCTCAGAACTTTCAATGACCTGAGCCAATTCGTTTTGTTCAAACTGCTTCAATGTTCTTAATGTAAAAATAACGAAATTTCCACCATCTGTTTTTACAGGAACATCACGAGTCATTCTGCCAAGCCCGGTGATTATATCAATGCGACGACGAGCCTCTCCTAATCCCCTGATCTCTACCTGCTCTTTATGTTCTTGTGCCTGTTGACGAAGAGTACTTGCAATAGACGGATCAATTTCTTGTCCACGTTGTACTTGCGTCTCATCATTAACAACAAAACGTCTTTGACCCGAACCGGCAAAATTACTCTCTCCAATAGCGCTTCGTATTTTATTCATAACAAACTCCTAGTGTCTTGTCCCTTTAACACTATATATCAAGAGTTTTATGAAAGTACGCTATCTACAACATTAATTAAACCAGCGGCATCCAAAGCTCCACGGCGCTTGCCAATATCCGCCTCTCTTTCAAAGGCATCATTATCAATAACCTGAATTTGACGACCAGTCGTAGCTCCCACTACATTCTGTCCCTGACCAATATAAGAATAAATGTGTTCTGCTGTCCAACCCATGTTTTCAGAAATAACAAAATCAGAAGTATTATAAGAAACTCCAAGCTTATTAATCCAAACATTCTTAATAACTGTAGTAATTACATTATCAGATCCACCGAATCCATCTGAATCATTTTCATCTGCAGCAAAAATATCTAAAATAACAATATCAAATGGAATTCTTTGAGACGACGCATGAACAAACCCACGAGAAAAAGCTGAGGCTATTCTCAAATTATCAAATCTAACACGAGTACACTCTCCTGTAACATCTGTAGATTTTTGCGGCACCGAATCAATATGGCCATCAGTTCCAACCTCATCAATCGAATGAATGGTTCTAGTTTCATTAATCGATATAGTCTGAATTGCCCCTACAGGGTTACCATCAACTTGAATAATAATTTCTGTACTAACACCAGTCTTAGTAACATTTCTACCATTATTTAATAATTCACTGCCACTATGAGGATAAGCCATAATTTCACCTTGTAAAAGCCGCTATAAACCTATGCCGCCTTATGCATAATTATTTCTGAATTTTGAGCTTTATGCCTAACTCTTCGTGTTCCATCTTCTAAATTTTGCTTCGCAGATAATGGCCTCAAATTATCCAATGCCCAACACTTATGAAAATTCGGATGATCCATTGAGTCATACGGCAAATCAGAATGAGGAATTATATGATCAATTTGCCACTTCCATGTAGTAGTATCATTTTCATCCCACGACTTTAAATCATATTTGCCATGATTATCCCAATTCATCCATAGTTCAAATTGTTTTTCTAAATGATCCTTTAATTCTGCAATGGTATACGGAAGATACTTTAAAATTGAGCCATCCTTAGATTTTCCACGTTTTTTAATGGCCATACGAATTGAGCTTGAAACTATACCTCTAATTTTAAATGCAGGATCCTCATGTCGCTTTTTAAATTCCCATTCTCGAAGATTCTTTCTATCTTGTTCTTTTCTTGTGTTTCTATAAGCTTTTAATTTCTCTGCATTAGATTGTCGATACTGTTTATTTTTAAGTAACCACTCTTTCTTTTTAACAGGATCTGAATATAATTCGGAAAACTCTTCCTTCCCCTTATCTTGATAACGTTCTTTACCTCTTATCTTCCCTGTTTTCGCTTCACATTCTTTACAATACGGCTCATAATAATATTTACCATTATGTTGCTTTCTATACCTAAAATTATCAATTAGCTTGTCTTGTAAGCAGGTTTTACATGGTTTGTGAGTTGGCGGCTCTGTAGTTGGTACTTTTACATTTGAATTATCAATTCCAAGCTCTTTGTAAATACAAATTATTCGATTGCGAGGAACTCCAAGCTCTTTAGCTATACTGCGAGTTCCTCGTTTACCATCGAATAATTTAGCTACAACATCTAATTCTTCTTGCGAAAACTTCATCCTATCTCCTGAGACCCTATTGCTTTAGATAGAATCTCAAATCTCCATATATCCGAAGATTAGATTGCTTGCATAACCTTAATCCAATCTACCAACACTAATAACTACATAGCACCAGTTGCAGGGGTATGTAGGTTGAACACTTACATTGATATTCCATTGTCTTGGTTCTACTGCATCTCTATTAACCGTCAGGCCAGCATATGTAGTAATCAGTTTTTGCTGAATAAATGTCTGCATTAATCCTTGAGCCACAGCAAATAACGTAGCTTTTAACGTTGGTGATTCTGCACGACCAATATATGGAGAGAATGCTCGGCGCATTGATTTAGCAATTCTATCGCGAATAAACACAATACTAATTTCTTCTTCAGTAGGCTCAAGCGAAGATACAGTGGTCTTTCCCCAAATTACATTTCCACCACCTTGAACTGGTGTGAACATGCTAATCCCTGAATTGACCACATTCTCTGTAACCAATGGAGAGAATAGCTTGTTACGCAGGATGCTAAATCCAACCAATCTCTTATTGGTAAGGGGCTCTTGAATTTGAGTGCTTCCAGACAAATAACCAGCCGCAGCAGCCGCAATAAAGAAGCCGTCCACGAAAATATTATTCGCCCCAGCCTGTACCACAATCTGATCTGGATAGAAGTACACTACGCGATAGGAATCACCAAACGCATCCGGTACGCTATAATTGGTCAAATCCTCAATGCTTCCAGCCAAAATCTCAGAAACATCATCGCCCTGAATACCTTCCAAAACACCAATGTCTTCAACAGCCGCAGCTCTGGTACCAATAACATTCTCTGGAGTTAATCCTTGAATAGCACCAATCAGCAATATTCTTTCATGTCTGTTTCTAATGTTGCTTTGTGTCTCAACGTGCACTTTACCATTCTGGAAAATCACGCTAATTGTCTGACTTGGCAATGGAACAACCATATCAATATCAATAGTTTCTGCGGCTTCATAGGCCTCAGTCCAGCCTGCATCAAAGAAGTCTGCATCTCTGGTATCTACTAAAGTAGCACGTAGCGACTGTCCAAGAGTTAATGCCAAGTCTCTGGTAAATAGAATTCTGGCACTGGTTGCAGAAGAATCCAAAACCTCAAACTTTACACTGGTTTCAGCAATAAATGGAGTTGCTCTAGTTATAGTAAGTTTATTTAGAGCAATTGCAGTAATTGTGAATGTTCCATCGTTTCCATTCACTGAATCAAAAATTCTAAGCGAACGAGTAGCTGCCAAATCTGTAAGATCAAAAGCCACTGTAGCGCTAGAAATCTCAGCATAATAACCATCAACCAAATAACCATCACTTGTTAAAACGCCATCAGCTCCAGATTTTTGCACCGAAGACTCTTCAACAATCGTATAAGAATATGCGGCAGAATCCAAGAATGTAGCTGGGTTTGCTGTATAAAACGCTACTTTGTTTGGAATTATTTGACTTTCAACCCGAGTAGTTGGATTGGTTACAAAGAAATTAATGTTAGAATCCGCATCTGGAGTAACCCCTAAAGGTAATGGGAAAGTAACGTCATCAACATCATTTGCACCATCTGCAGAGGTTGCCAAAGAATACGAAACTCTTCTTGGTACTGATGGTTTGGTTTGAATTGTATAAACACCAGGAGTTCCGTTTGCCCATGCTAATTGAGCTCCAAGAGTCAATCTGTTATCGGAGGACGGCTGACCATGTTTTGCTGCCAAGGCATTCAAATCCGAAAAATATTCTGGATCATTAAGATCTATCAAAGAAATATACCGAGAAGTAAAAGAATCTCCCTTTACCAAGGTTCCGCTTTGAACAATTACAACAAAATTATCACCCTCAACAAATGGAGTAGCACCTTCGGAAATTGCAAAACTTAGAACTCCATTTGAAATGACAAGACCATTTGATTGCCAAGCAATTTGATTTCCATATCCATCCAAGAGAATCCCACTAACAGAACCACGAGCGATAAACCTTGCATATCCATCAACTGGCTGACCCAAAGAATCTCTGCGAATACTAGAACAACGAATCGTCCAAGTTTCTGGAGGCGCATTTACATCAACAAGCGTCAAACTAGAAATAGTACCATTTCCAGTATTGCTACCAGCTGCTAAATAGAATGCTCCGCCCTGGTCTGCCAAAGCGGCTCCTTGCAATAGAATTTCTCCTGTTGTAGGATCTACTTCTGCATCGTATCCAACAAAACTACCATCGATAGCATGTTCTAATATACTAAGTTCAATACCATTTTTGAAAAGCCGTGTACGATTTGATATAACTGGAGCTACTGTAGTTTGTCCTCTTCCTAATAGAAAATGACGACCATCAGCACCAGTTGTGGTGGAATAAGTAGAATCAAAACCATCATTGCCAAGACCATTTGCTGATCCGACCAAGGTTTCTTCTTTTAAGCCCTCACCAAGTAAAACTGCTAAGCGAACACCAACTGGCACACTAACACCACGTTGAAGCGTTCTTGTTTCAGAATATACACCTGGCATAACACTAGATGCGCCGGGGATGTTGGCAGACATTAGATTACCTCATGAATAAAAATGTTTGTTTTATTGATACGCTTCATGTTCGCTCCATTCAAAGAATCTGACTAGCAATTATATACATGAGTAGCCATAGGTTATTCCCAGCGTACTTGGCAATCAATAATTACTAATTTGAATACAAAAATATTACCATCCGCTCCAGAAATCTATATATTTCCTACAAACTCTCAATCTGATCCCAAATTGATATTGACTCCCCAATAGCAATATTTGGGTTTGTAATAGTCTCAGACCCCAAGACTCTAAAATCTACACAGAAATTAATACGCTCAACCACATTGCTTATTGGAATTAATCGTCTCCATTCCGTACGAATATCTACACTAATCGTAGCTTTATACAATTTATCTTGTTGTCTATCTTCACCTTCAGTAATACCGCCAAGACTTGGTTGACCAGATTTTACTAATACCCCAGCTTTTCTTAAACTCTCAAATCTAATGTCAGTAAAAAGAATCATTACAATACTGACCAAATTATCTCTATCTAAAATATCGCGACTTATTATATCAATAGAAATAGTACCATCCCACGCCCCTGCTAAATCAATATATTTAGGTGTGAAAAACTGACTGGTATTTCCATAGCCATCTATTACTAATTGCTTTTCATATTCAATAACGCCTTTGTTTCTACTCATGGAAATTGGAACAGATCTTGCCGATACCATTTTTACCAGAAGAGCAGGATAATATATTGCATCCTGACGAAAGGCCTCTCCAATAAAAATCCTGGTAGTTAACTCATCATTTAGTCCAGCGCCTAATGGTAAATCTGTATGGTCTGGAACCTTAGGAAAGCCATAAGCATCGGACACATAATGATAAAATGAATCTTTGCTAAACTCCTCACGCAACATCTCTATAATAAGAGTTTTTGGATAAGACATGAGTGTATTTTGTACAACATGATGTATCTGATACAAATCATGTCTAACCAAATCACCTGTTCCGGGAGTAGTCATATCAAAATGCTAAAATATGCGATTAGTACATATAAGAAATCCATACCTGACCAATCCTCATCGTCTGAGAACCTGATCCAGTTGGTCCTAGCCACCCACCATATACAAGACCATCACTAGGTTCACCCTGCCTCATTTTAACAACCATTTCCTTAATTAGCGGAGCTGCAGGACGAGTTCCGGTTATTAAAGCTTCAGATTGATAATTCAGAGTAACATCGGTATAACTTGGGTCTGCATTAGGATCTGTAAATGGATTTCTACTATCTACCATATTTCCATTCAATTCCAATGACACTTGAGGAAATGTTGTATGTGCTGTAGTGTGGTTATTGTTTGTAATATCCCACTGACCACTAAAATATACGTGTATTGAAGCCGATAACAAATAAGCCCTATCTGGTAAAACCGAAACCAATGGAATAATCAAACCAACAGTCCCGTCATTAATATCAACTCCACCACCAGCCCATCTCCATACCCAACCATTATTTTCAGTAAAGTTTACCTTCTGTAATCCCTTATTAATATATTGCCCACTCCCTCCGTACAATAGCCGTTCGTTGTTTTCATCCGAGCCGCCAACCACAGTGCCACTTATTGGAGAAATGTGAAATAGAGGAATTGCTGAAGCCATATTTGGAACAGTTCGCACAACCTGATTCACGTTCCATGCAGCAAATTGAGCACCGGCCCCAGTAATTCCATTGAAATTAGATGTTGTAGTCTCTCCATACCCGTCAAAGAAATCAGTACCACCATCAGACCAGAAAGCCAAATTGGCATGACTTAATGTATTTCCATAAATAGCGGCATTTGTACTAGATGAAATGTATCCGGCAATTGCGACACCATCAGCTTTGTGTAAAGTATTACCAACAATGGTGCTATGTTCAGCGGCGGTTGTGCCATAATTCCAAATACCATAACCTCCAGCGGCTATATTATTAATAACATTTCCAGTAATATTAGCCCCAGCACCCTCAATAAATATGCTGTGCAAATAACCGCTCCCTGCCCACCCATCTATTGTATTGTTAGCAATTGTTACGTTAGTTGGATATAGACCCTGACTTTCGATTACCATTGCATACGGAACAGGATCTGGAATCAATGCGTTTAGCATATCAGTGTTCCACGATCTAATATTATTACCTATGATACTAGATTTTAATTGATCAGCACCGGCACTTGTTTCAATTTTCATGAAACTACACTCGTTATTACGAACAACAAAAGATACAGAATTGCCGGTTGAGTATCGTGTATAATCACCGAATGTAGACGTGGTTGTATTCATGGTAGCCGTAATACCAGAATAAATCATATCAACCCTGTTATTTTCAATAATAAACCTACCAGATTCATATGTGCCAATCCAATTGTTCACATTAAACCCAATAAACCCAAACCTATTATCTCTAATGATAAAGTTTTCAATAAGAACTGAATTTATTGCAGAATATCCACCAGCACCTGAATTTGGAGTAGCGCGTCCAGAAATCAAAATTCCCTGTCCAAAATTGATTTTTGTATCAGAAACCAAAATATCCGCAAAATATGGAGCATTCGAAGAAACATTTGGTGTGTTTCCATTAATAAACGCATAACATAATGCTTTGGATTCGTCCGTTGTATCACTGAATGTATTATTTACAAATCTACCATTTGTAAAGACATTGTAACTATACCCAGTTGCAGAATAAATTCCTACAAATGGTGGGCGTTGAGCAGCAGAAGAAGAAAACTTAGAGTTCTCAATTCCAAAATTAGAAATATTAGATGTAAGAATTGCGCCTAAATCAACTAAAATCGCACCCCAGTTGTTTTTAACATTAAAGAAATCCCCTGTATCATACACACCGTTTGTAGGATTGTATATAATCTCTGCGTTATTAATTTTCCAATCTCCACTAGTGAACGACAAACCTTGAACACTATTTATGTAATACACGCCGCCGTTCAAGATCACTGGGCTTGTAAAATTCATAGTTAATTTACTATTAATTGTAACTGTTTTTACATTAACTTCTTTAACATTATATTCATTAACCCAGTTCATAACCGCTTCAGGAGTTATGAAATTTGCACTGTGAAACAAAGGATCAGTTCCATAAGTTGCACCACTGGAATATTCCCACGTATAAGATTCTAAATCTTGATTCACTATATGCCGACGAGCATCAGTAACAACCACTAACCCAGAGCCCATCGTAACTACAGCCTTCGCAATTACTGTAAGATCTTTTCTTGTATCTACAATTTCTTTAAAAGTTAAAGACTCAACAAAATTATTATATGTAGAATCAAAGAATTGCGCCCCTGTTCCCTTTACTACAGCTTGTAAGTGCCCTGTCTCAGTAACACACACGAAATATTCAACCACACCTGATGTTGCTGTCAATTCTGGAAGAGTAACGCTCATTGCGTCAACAGGTACAAAAGCTCCATTTACTAATGCAATACCACCATTGAATAATAATGTAGAGCCTATCGAATCACCCCTGTACGCAAACCCACGCACAACTCCATTAGTATGCAAATACCTTTCTCCAGACTGAATAAAACTAATGGCAGAATCTGAAAGGTTTTCTTCAGAGATAGTACCAAAGTCTCTAAGATCAGTAATAGATTTAAATGTGATACCATCATGACTAACCCCAGCCACGGCAAAATGCTCATCATTTTCTTTTAATGTTGAAAACAACTCAATAGCTACAAATCCAGTAGGAATTGTAGTGCCTGGTCTACTAGCATCTTCTCTAAACTCTAAATCAATAAAGTTTACATATGATTCGTCATAAACTCTAACAGGGTAATTCTTTTTCCCACGAGTTAGCGGACCTCCACGATTCCAGGTCAAATCAAATAAATAAATATCAAACTCTCCAGTTGTGGTATCATAGTTATCAATCCACAACCAAACAAAATACCTAAAATCAGTAACACCAGATCTATATCCCTTAAGAAGCGGAGAAACGCGACGAACTCTCCATTCTGACAATGCCCCAATATTTCCAGATCCTGGCAATGAAGGAATGCTACCAGTATTAGAATGTGGAATTCTTGCACGCTCAATAGCCACAGAGTGCCCAATATCACTTACAAAAACTTCATGATAATGATGATAATCAGCAGGATCACTAGAACCATCACTTCCAGCCATATTGCCCAAATTAAACATTACTGAATCATCTGAAAAATATATTTTTACACGAGTCCCTACTGTTAATGGTGCTTGGTTTGAATTGGCAGTTCCATGTATGGCATTCAAAACAGTAATATTTGTTTGCCCTGCTCCGGTACAAGAAAACGAAACTGTTTCTATAATAAAACGACCATAATCTTTAATTGTAGTATTAGACACCACCTCTGGTTGAACAACAATTGTTTTTCCGGGAACCAAAGTTTCAGTGGCTAAATCTAAAGAAATAGAGTATGTTACTTCGTTAGTATTGTTTGGAATGTCTGCAACAACACTGGAAATTACAGCTGGCCAATATCCATCTCCTTCAGTAAATTGTGGTTTGGCCAAAAAGTCTCTTCTGTTTCCATTAATTATAACATTCCTACCACCAACAGGGGATATAATACGAGTATGGTAATTAGCCGCAGCAATAGTTGTTGGATAAGGAACGGCAACGCCTGCACGACTCATTACCGGAGACGCAACCCCAGACCTATTAAAACCTAAACCTAACGCATCGTAACTATCAGTGGCATCTCCAATAACATTTTGTGTATATGAACCTGTTTCCAAAATACCAGTCAAATAATTTAACTGTCCAGAAATAATAGAAAAAGAAACACCATTATAATCATCAGCTAACATTATTCCAAATTCACCTTTGTAATTGAAAGCAATGAAACGATAATTATAACCAGACGTACTAAACTTCCTATTAATAGCCTCTACAACAATATCTATGTTATAATATCCTGGAGTTAATCCACCATTACCACTAACATCAATTGCTGGTAAATCATAAAATATACTCGAATCCCCATTTGGATAAAGCCTTAAGTATAAATTATAATGAGCACTATCAATTTGACCAGCATTAAACCCAAAACCAACCGCAGAAGCCCCACGAGGACTTCCAATAACAACACTATTTAGATATGGTTGATTAGTAAGAATATTTGGCGTAATACCGGCGGCTGCAAACACACCACAGGTTTGTGTATCAAAAGCCGGACGATCAATCCTGGCATATCCATCATACCCATCATATCCATCATTAAATAAATTGTGAGTATTAATTCTAACTGCCCACTCAGTGCCAGCAATAAACCTAACAGCTACAATTGGATATACCCCTTCTAGACCAGCACCATAATTGATACGAAGAATATCTCCAACTTGTACATGAGAAAATTTAGAATCAAACTCAAACCCAGTATTATTGGGAATGAACTGAACAACATCATCACCATTACTAATATTATCATTTGGAGATAATGCACTTGGAGCAGCTAAATAGGTATTAATTTTTGTAACAGGAACAACGTTTATCGTATAACCATCTTGTCTTAAATCTTGAATGCGTGCAGTTCTTGGAATACCATTTGAATGCAAAGTCGCACGATCCACACCAGAGGATAATGTTTCTATATCATCAACATATCTAAATGCATCTTGTACATTTGTTATATCTGTTGGTAATTGTAAAAATTCAGACGCATCTATAGAAATAGCAGATGCTGGGTGTACTAAAGACGTACTTGCGTTTTCATGACTAACCAATTCGTTGTTTATTTCCAATAAAGCCGCCGCTACCTGTGTGGCTGAACGCAAATTTCCATTTACATCTAATAATCCTGCCCACGTATAAGTATCGCGAGAATCAGTTCCAACAGCATTTATATCAATATGACTTGCTACATGTCTTGCTTGTGTAATACCATCTACTAAATAAGATCCACCAGAAATATGAGTTAATAAATTAGTGTTTTCATCCGCCAACAAACCTTGAATAATTGTAATATTAGATTGAGCAAATACAATATCTGTTTTTAAATCAGAGGTTGAAAAGTCTAACGCCAATTTAATTTCTTGTATACCAGCATTTATAGCTACCTGAACATTAGTAATTGGCAAGGTAGCTAATCCGATTGCTTGCAAAGCCTCTGCCCTTGGGTTGCCATCTGGCCCAATAAGAATAGAAATTCGGTCATTAACACTAGATTTTGAACCATTAGGATTTATTCCCAATGTTCTTTCAATTGCAAACACTGCCTCTCTAAGTTGATTAATAGCAGATGAACCAAGCTCAGAAAGATTGTCATCAATTCTAATTATTGTTCTATCACTATCTATTGCTGTAGGGTAATTTGTCATAACTTCTCAATTTAATTTTAAACATTCAGTTGATGCTCCACACCATCTGTGCCCATACAATAAAGGTTTCCGATATATGAATAAATATACGACCCATTAACCGGAGGTATTGAGGGAACATCGCTATCAGGTAAAAAAACAACCCCTGTTAGGTTTACACCGCCAGATCCATTATAGGCAGTACCACCAATATTAACTCTTCCATTACCAGCAGAGATGTTTATATTTCCATCATCACCGGCCGTAGCTGGTGGATAATCAAAATATCCCGTCCCAGAATATATATTAATATCACCACCTTTATTATTTGGACTGTATTGAGATCTTAATGTCAACGGAGCTCCAACCCCTCCAAGACCAGTTGTTTGGCCAATTGTAGGCGATGGCATTAGAGAATCAAACAATACATTATAAGCATAAAGCTCTATATTTCCAATACTATCCCCAGCATATCCAACACCTGCTCCCAACACCAAATCACCACCAGGGCCAACATCACTGCCCTGCGCTAAAATATACATAGATTGCCCATCCGCGGTGGTTGTTGGGTCTTGAGAAATCATTGGGCTTACATAACCAGCGCCAAAACTTATATCTGAGGTATGTAACCTAACTCCGCCATCATCGGCATATAAATAAATAGTGCCAGCTTCTCCTAATCCGTCACTATAGCCGGATATTAACCACAAATCTCCCGGAGTGCCGGTTGCATTTGATTGTGCTGAAATAGATAAATCATTAGCTGAAGCGGCATCAGTAGCGTTTTGAGAAAAAGAAGGATTTATACAATTTGCATCAAATGCCAAGTTATTAGCTATAACAGTTACAAAACCATCATATTGAGCATTAAGAAAAACATCACCAGACCCAGAATCGCCCCAACCAGAGCTTAACCATAAACTACCACCACGACCAGCTAAGCCTTGTTGTGCTGAAATATAAAACGGCTCAGCATCCCCTGTAACAGCGTCTGGTTGAAATATTGTGGGGTTAGGTACAGTTGCATCAAACACAATACCAGCACCAATAACATATACGGCCCCAGGATAACTATACAAATATATATTACCAGCCTGGCCAATTCCATTCAAACCAGGTTCCAACCACAAATCGCTAGGAGTAGCCGATGTGCTGTAAGTTGATTGGGACATAATCCTTAAATCACTTGGAGTCCCGGATGTTTCAGCCTGAGTCAAAACTGGTGATGGCATATTAATATCAAATGCCAAACGTGAAGTAAATAAACTAATATTACCATCATATAATGCAGAAACCGAATTATAACCACTCCCAAGCTTTAAATTACCACCAGCACCACCAGCATTAGATTGTGCAAAAATTAGCAAATCCTGACCCTGGGAAGCACTATTGGTATCTTGTGATTTAATTATGTTATAGCCTACGCCTGCTGGTAATGTTAAATCTCCCCAAATAGGATCTATTGTAATAGGGCTTGAAACTAACAACTTACCACTAGTACCACTAAATATAGCTATCGCATTATCAATAGACCCTGTGGTATTTAAAACAGCATCTGATAACGCCCCAATACTTGCTTCTAAATAATCTAATTCGACTTGAACATTTAAATAAACACCAGTTACACTAATATCACTAGCTGGATGAATCCAATCACCACCAGTCACATGAGCAGTAAAATCCTGTTTGTGGGTAGCTGATAAACCAGCCTCCCGCGCTCTATCAGAACCAATGTATCGACTCCTTGCCATAGCCATATTCTAATGCCACGATATTGCGAGTTTCTTTCAAAACCACATTTAAATCACGGCAAAATAATGTTATGGCTATGCGAAAGAGCCTCTATCACAACCCCATTTATTATTTGATGGTTGTGACCCTGATCAACGCTGGTTAGTTGGTTTATTTGATTTACAGAAGTAATCTTCTCTGATACTACACAACGATGCATATGGGCCGGTAATCCTCCAGGACCCGCTACCATGCCAATAGAGGTAAGAATTTCAGATGGGAAACTACTAGTGTCGCTAAAAGATCTAACCTGATATATTGGGTCTGTTTTTCTAACACGTACAGCTGTAAATTTTTGTGCACCAGACTCTTGTAATAGTGTTCGGTTTCTGTCTACATCAATAATTTCATATCTCCATTCTTCAGACCCATCTTGATTAAATCGAATAATAAAATCACCATCTTTAATAGTAGGTGTTACTAACGTCCAGCAATTTGGTATATACGTGTTCTCAATACCAGATTCTTCACGTTTCAAATCTTCTTTTGTTGGCCCAAAACGAACTAAAATTTTACCATCACTTTGACGCGGACTGAAAAACTGCTCATATCCAGACACCAAAGATGTTCCATAAGTATCAACTCCACGATAAGTATTGTTCTCTCTAGTAGAACTATAATGACGAGAGGTTTTTCCTTCCCACATGCGCCTAAACAACACAACGGGCTCTCCGATAATCTGAAGCAAATATTCCTCTCGCATATTCATATGATCTTGTACACTTAAACCGCGCACAGAATTACCAACCTCGTATCCATCTGCACAACCATATTCCCCTCCAAAATAAGTACCAACACACTTTCCAGACAAATAATCAGGAAGATATGTACGATCCCATCCAGTTTGGTCATAGGCAGGAAATCCAACATTGGCGGCATCCACAACTCCTAAATTACTACCACCTGATAAAATATCTACTTTATTTCTATACCCATACCCATCCTGCCTTATATGAGCATATTGTTCATCAAACTTAATTGTCAACATACCAATGGCAGTATTCTCGTCTTCCCACCCCTTCCATAATCTAACAAAAATATTATCGTAATAACGAATCCCATCATATCCATCTATCGTATGTTGTCTAGGCTCATATCCATAAATACCACGTTCTGCAACAATTAAATAATTATTTACTACATCCAAATTAGAATAACTAATCAGTTCGGCACCAACAACAACCACACCTGTAGCCGGGAATATAGAAGCATCATCAATAGGAATTACCATATCAGTTGCGGTAATGTCTTCTACCAAAGCGGCCTCTGGATATATCTTCAAACCACTCTCTACACCGTCTGGTAATTGATCAAATAATAAAGTACCACGCTCATGGCCGGCTCCCTTTACTGCAAAATAATATACTTTACCAGGATAAAACCCTTCATGAATATCTATTGATAAATAACTTGAATTAGAATTTGGCCTTAATAAAAACTTAACTTCATCAAAAATACTATTCTGATCAGTTGACCAATATAGATTATAGAACAAATCCCAATTGTTTGGTTGTAAATACTGTTTATGCCATTCTAGAGTTACGGTATACCCATCTCCAGTTCCAACTACCGTTCGCACCCCATGTAATGAACGATCAAATGTTCGAAAAAATACAGGAGGGGCGCACGAAACTGTTGAGACTACATTAATAAATGTACTGTATGTTGCCAAAGATACCGGCATCATTACAGGTAACATAGTAGGAACAAAAACTTCGGCCATAATTATTAAAATGCCAAAAAAGTCATTGTTTCAAAATAAACCAATCTGTAATGGTTCGTCTTGAACAATTGTAAATGAAATTATACATCTCAAATATGGACCTCTCCCGGAACACGATCCGTAGATAACTTAGTCAAATGACATACCGTCCAACATACCCCCTCACCATCTTTATCTCCAGTATATAATCTAATTGCCTGAAAACGTACGTCACAATCAATATATCTATTTTTATCTTTGGTTGTATAATATAGAAAACTATTTTCGTTGAAAAAACTAATGTGAGAAGGATCTTGGAAGGCACCGCGCCCATCAGTAGAAGGAACTTGTATAAAAGCATAACCTCCAGGAGCCAATACCCGATATAACTCCTTCATTGTATGAATTGTATCTTTTAAATGTTCAAAAACATCATAAGATCGCAAACATCCAATACTATTATCCTCAAATGGCCATTTCTCATTTAGATCAGCAATAATATCCGCATCTCGTAAATCAACCGTTTCCCATCCAGCCTTGGCATTCATTCGACCACCAACCTCTACAACCCGCAATCCTTTTCTCCTTGACCATGCCTCAGCTAAATCTTCTATATATTTATCATGAATCCTAAATACATTATTCTGAATTTCTGAATTATAACGTAACCAAGTATTATTCCCATGAACACGATATACATATAAACCCTTATTTATATGATGAAATTTTGTAACCTTATATAATTTACACATTAAATCTAAATCATCTAAAATCCGCATATCTTTTGAATATCCACCAACTTGTTCATATACGCTCCTCCTAAAAGCCCTTAAATGATTAGGAGCAAACCAGATTCTAGAAACACAATTTGGCGTTGGCTCAAAATGAAGATGTTCATCTAAAGTGTGCCCACGAAATTCTACTTCTCGATATCTCCAACCATATTTTTCATCAAAACGCTGAATTTTTTCAAATTCACCAGTCGCATGAATAGTATTGGAATATACAAACCCAACATCAGGATCTTCAAAAGCTGCCCTAACCTCAGCAATAGCATCAGTGGTTAATAAATCGTCATGATCTAATTCTAGTAAATAATCCCCTGTAGCATATTCACACGCTTTGCTTTTTAATGGACCAACCCATTCTTTGCAATTATATAGATAATGAGTTTTTACACGCGGGTCATCTAGTTCCTTACATGGTTCCGCTCCATTATTGTAAACAATAATCCATTCCCAATTAGGATCTGTTTGCTCTAATAAACATTTGTAAATTTCTGGAAGCCACGAAGAATTATTAGTTGGAGTAAAAATAGAAACAATAGATTTATTTTCCATACCAGTATTTATATCACGTATTTTAGATTGAATTCACTTTTTAAATAGTTTTTACCAAAAATAAAGAAATACTGTCAAATATATGGCCAAATCTAAGTCCAATCAATATTATACCGACGAATCCCATAGGCCGTACCAGATACCG